CATACCTTCACCTTCAGATGTATTCAAAGAAGAGGTAGTTATAAGACCTACTATTCAAGACTATATGAAAGAAAAAGCTAAGGAGTATGTAGGGGACCTGGAAGGGGTGTTAGATGATTTTATTAAGAATAACGAAAGCTTTAGTTTATATAATGATTTAAAAATAAAAAGTATACCTAAGCAATATTGTGATGATATTATTGTATGGCTAGATAAAAAGACTTTTGAATTTACATACGTGTATAAGTCTACTGATACTGATACTAAAGAAGGGTACTCTAATCTTAATAAAAGAAAGATATCTCAAATAATTAAATTTCTCGGTGAGTGTGTTGAGGACGTAGAACGTTATGTAGAGTTTCGAAAAGCTAACCGTAAACCGAAGACAAAGAAAGCTAAACCCTCTTCTTTACAGATCACAAAACTTAAATATTTAAAGTATTGTCCTGAACTTAATATAGATTCTGTTTCACCAATTGATATTGTTGGTGCATCTCAAGTATGGGTATATAATACAAAGTATAAGAAGTTAGCTGTTTATAGAACAGATTCAACGTTAGGTATACAAGTTAAAGGTTCATCCTTACAAAATTATGACCCGGAGCTATCTGATCAAAAAGTAATTAGAAGACCCGAAGCATTTCTACCTATTATTAAAAGCTCAACGAAGATAAAATTAAGAAAGATTATGGATGAGCTAACAACAAAAGGTTCTGACGTAAGCGGTCGTATTAACGAAGAGTGTATTATCCTTAGAGTAATTAAATAAAGTGAGTTTAAATTGATAGTACTAGATTATTCCCAAGTAGTAATTTCTAACCTTATGGCTGAAATAGGTAACCGCCGTGCAGACGATATTGAGCTTGATATAAATCTATTACGGCATATTATTATTAATACTATACGCAGTTTAAAAATTAAGTTTGAAGGGGATTATGGTGATCTAGTAATTGCCTGTGATAGTAAAAAATACTGGCGTAAACAATATTTTCCGTACTATAAGGCAAACAGGAAAAAAATTAGACAAGAGTCTGGACTCGATTGGCCCTTAATATTCGATACTATTAACTTGATAAAAGAAGAATTAATTACGTTTTTTCCTTACAAGGTTATCGAGGTTGAAGGCGCAGAGGCAGATGATATTATAGCCACCTTAGCCAAATGGTCAAGTACTAATGACGTAAAAGAAGGCACGGTATTTACAAACGCTAACCCATTCTTAGTGCTCTCGGGTGATCATGATTTTATTCAATTACAGAAGTATAAGCACGTTAATCAATTTTCCCCTGTGCAAAAGAAATTCGTTAAGCCTGAAACAACTCCGGAAAAATATGTTATAGAGCATACGATTAAAGGTGATAAAGGAAAGACAAAAGTCCGTCTCATCTAAAAAGCTAGAGGAGTGGGTTAATAAGCCTGATACAATGCCTGTTGATGATGCATTTCTGCGCAATTTTGACCGTAATAAGACCTTGGTTGACTTTACAAGAATACCTAGCGATATAGAAAAAAGTATTATAAATACCTTTGAAAGCGCCCCTAAAAAGGATAAAAGTTTACTTCTAGACTATTTTATTAAAAACAGAATGAAGTTAATGATGGAACATATTGGAGAATTTTAATGCATTTGTTAATATCAGAAGTTTTAGATTCGTTTGAAAAAGCTAAAACTAAGCAGGAAAAAGTACAGATTTTAAAGAGGCATGAGACCCCTGTATTAAGAGGTCTAATGCGAATTAATTTTGATATGGGTGTAGTAATGCATTTACCTGAAGGGGAACCACCTTATAAAAAGGTAGCGGATATACCGTTAGGGGAACAGCATACGAAACTAGAGGCAGAGTACCGTAGATTTTATATTTGGTTAGACCCGAAAATCAATATTAGTAAACGTAAAAAAGAACAGCTCTTTATTGAAATGCTCGAGAGTTTGCATATTACTGAAGCTGAGATTATAATTTTAGCTAAAGATAAAAAATTACAAAAGAAATTTAAATCATTAAAAGAGGAAATTGTAAGAGAAGCTTACCCTAATACATTACCTCCTAAAAGTATTAGTAAAAATGGCGGTGAAAATGCAGCTGTATAATTTAGAATATCGGTATCTAGATAGTATGGGTAGAACTAAAAATACCTCACATGGTGGTGTATTTTCAGATTTAAATAAAATTGAAGATTTTAAAAGCAATTTACTTGCTAGAGAAAAAAAGAAGAAAATTGCTTTTGATGTTTATATAATGGATAAACCGTTGTTCAGTTAGCATGGTCGCTACTATCTACAATTTTCCAAATAAAAAACAAGAGCCAACTTATAATGTTCGCCTCTTTAATGAGGAAGAAGCTGATGTACTGCTTATATGTATGAATATATTCAGTGAATATGATCATAAATTTAATTACGATAATTTAGACACTATAAGCTCTTTTGTAGCAATTGAATGTTTAGAGATTGCGTTAAGTAGTGGTTTTTTTGTAGATAGTTTTAAAAATATAATTAGTATTATTTTACAAAATGTTGAGTTAGATTAATATGAATATTTTTTATCTTAGTAATGATACAAACGAATGCGCAATGCAGCATGTAGATAAGCATGTTGTAAAAATGATACTCGAGTACGGGCAATTAATGTCAACGGCTCATAGAGTACTAGATGGTGAGCTCTATTACGGTAGAACAGCTAATAATAGAAGTATAAAACGTTGGTTATTACCTGATGATAGAGAAAATATTTTATGGAAAGCATCACATATTAATCACCCTTCAGGTATATGGGTAAGGGCTTCAGCATCTCATTATAAATGGCTCTACAGTCTATGGTTGTCGTTACTTAATGAATATACCTTTAGATATGGTAAGCTACATAATTCAGAGCGCATGAAACATGCGTTTGGTCGTTTACCATCAAACATACCTGATCTGGGCTGGTTATGTGATCCAACGCCAGCTATGCCTGATGAGTATAAAACAAAAGAAGTTGTGCAAAGTTATAGAAATTACTATAAAGGTTCAAAAAACGCATTTGCGGTGTGGAAAAATAGAGACACCCCATCCTGGTTTATATAAATAGAATATGCCATTATATACATTTAAGAACAAAGAAACTGGTGAAGTGTTTGATAAACTGATTTCAATAAGTGAACGTGAGCCGTATCTTCAAGATAATCCGCAGCTGGAGCAAATGCTAGGTGCAACTGCTATCGGCGATTCTGTGCGTCTTGGTATTAGGAAGCCCGATGATGGGTTTAGGGAGGTACTTTCAAAAATACATGCAGCCAATTACAAGAGTAACTTGAAAGATAAACTATCTAGATGATGATTTTTTCAACAGTTTTTTTAACCTATTAGGGACCTTAGTGTAGCGCTGTGGTCCCTTCTTCTTTTTAAGAGACAACGATGGCACGTAAACAAATACAGCCTCAGCAAGACAATCATCCACAATTTACATTATATAATAACAAACTTAAAATAAAGATTGATGATTTAAAAACAATAAGTCCTCTTAACAACAATCAAAATAAATTTTTCGAACTATACAAATCGTCACAAGCAATTTTATTACATGGAGTAGCAGGTACCGGTAAATCTTATATAGCATTATACAAAGCTCTTGAGGAAGTACTAGATAAAGGCAATCGATACGAAAAGGTAGTTATCGTTAGATCTGCAGTACCCTCTAGAGAAATAGGTCATCTACCAGGTGACGAAAAAGAAAAGACAGAAGTTTACCAGCAACCTTATATTGAAATCTGCGAAGATTTGTTTAACCGACATGATGCCTATCAACGTCTCACTGAACAAAAAACTGTAAATTTTATGATTACCTCTTTTGTTAGAGGTATAACTTTAGATAACTCTGTAATTATAGTTGATGAATGCCAAAACATGACGGATATGGAGCTAAATAGTATTATCACTAGAGTTGGTGATAGATCAAAAATTATATTTTGCGGTGATTTTAGACAAACAGATCTATACAAAAAAACTGATATCTCAGGGTTAAAGAAGTTTATGATTATTGCCGATATGATGCCCTCCTTTAAAATTATTGAGTATGATGTTGAAGATATTGTTAGATCTAAGTTAGTTAAAGAATATATTATTGCAAGATTAAACTACGAAGAACAATATGCATAGAGGTAGAAATGGCTTTTAAATTTAATTTCACGGTAGGAAAATTACAACAACTTATACCTAAAGCAAAGTGTGGAGTTCAAGGTTGGTATGATGGG